TAATCCGGGTATTAATACAAGTTTAGGACAATCTTTAGTTTCTAATTTAGAAAGGATAGAACAAAAATTAGATAGTATTAAAAGTGATAAAGTATTTATAAGATGATAGAAAACTTACTAAATAATGCAATTAATAAAGTTACTTCTGATTTATTTTTAACTAAAGATCAAATTATCTCTGCTGCTAAAAATAGAGCACAAGAAGAGGCAATAAAGGAATTACCTTCTCCC